CCCGCCCCTTGGCATTCAGACCACCGCTGGCAGACTTTCCTTCCTTGCGTGTCCAAGCCCCGCTCATCGCTTGCCCCGCTTCTTCTGACGCTGGGCCGCGCGCATGTTGGCGACCAGGGACGGATACGTGGATCCAGACCGTTTGGCATCGCGCTTGGCGGATGCCTTGGCAGCTGGGCTTAGCTTGGTTGACTTCAGGCCCTTAGGCCGAGGGCGTTCCCACACTTCGCTCATGGCCTTAGACCCGGCTTGATCTGCGGACTGTGTCTCTGACCTCTGTCAGCAGCTGCTGGACGTTGGCCATGCCGACCTCGAGGCGGATCAGGCGATCGGTCAGGTCGTGGAAGTCGCGCTCCAGATCCTCGGCTTTGGACGCCTTCTCCTCGAGGGAGCGGACTTTCTGACCCATAACCCCGAATGTGTAAGCACCGCTCATCACCGCTGCTCCGATTGCTATGATATCAGCCCAAGTCGGCATGAAGCCCCCCATTTCGCACCACAAAACAGACCCCCCGGCGCGAACCGGGGGGATTAGATCAATCAGGCAGTCGGCGTGAGCGAGGTTGCAATCGCGTTCAGCGAGGTGGCAGCTGCCTCGATTGCGGACGTAGCAGCCGTGATGGCCGCAGTGTCCTCAGGAGGAGGCGCAGCAGCTCTAGCGGATTCAGCAGCTGCAGCAGAGGCCTGGAGGGCTTGCACAGCGCCTGTGAGGGCATTGGTGGCGCTGGTGAGCGCGTCGGTGGCAGCGGACATTGCATCAATCCTTTTGAGGAGTGAGCGGAGGAGGGAGACGAGCTCCCTGTCACCGCTCATGGGGCCGGGGGGGAAGTGAGGGACGCCTTGTACTTGAGGAGGTGAGCATCAATCTCGGCATGCAGGGCCGCGCCCAGGCGGTCCACGCCGTCGTTGACGAACTTGTTGAAGGGTACGCTCGCGCCACCCGTCAGTCTGGCCAGCTCGGCGTCCAGAGCGGTCTCAATGGCAGGCACGATCGCTGCGATGGACGCGCCAATGTCCGTATCCGCCAGATCCAGCGCGTTCGAGGCCGCGTGCTTGAGATCTGCTGTTACAGTGTCAATCGAAGCACTCATGTCCGGAGAATGCGCGATCAGGGCCTGGGCCCAATGCAGAGCCTGCTCCACGCCCTGAATTGGGCTGATCTTCTTATTCAGAACGTCGGTCAGAATGCTCATGAGTGTTTCCTGCGTGGGGGGCCACTGGGGCGGATCCCTACTTTTACCACAAGAAAATCACTTAGGGCAGAGGCTTGCCCGTGCCGCGTTGTTGGCGATGATCTGCTTGACGGTCAGTTCGCTGTCGTCCTTGGCCGAGTACGATACCGTCTTCCAGACCAGACAGACCGGATCAGGCGTTGTCGCGGTTATTGGGGTCTGACTGTTCAACGGCGCGCAGGCCACCAGACTTGAGAAAGCGGCCAGTGACAGCATCGCGGGCCATGTTCGCAGCAGCAATTTGGGCAAGGCTCTTCTCCTGGGTCTTGAGCTCGGTTTCAGCGGTTGCAGCAGCTGCGGCCTGGACCGCTTCCTGCGAAGGAGCCGGTGTCTGCCTTAACCATAGGCTAGCAAGCCACTTCAGGATGTTCAGAAAGAAGCTCATGCGTGCACTCCCGTCTCGAGCTCGTCCATCTCGCGTTTCGCGCGGGCCGGCGTCTGCTTGGCCCACTCTGAATCAAGGCCTGCAGCCTTGGCCAGATCCCATTCCTCAGCCCTCACATGAGCCAGCATCTGCTTGAACTCGAGCAAACCGCCGATCCCCAGCTGGAACGCCATCTTGACCAGCACATTGGCTCTCACGTCGTCCAGAGATCTCCACCAGGGGATGACCACGTCCATCTGACCACAGGTGTGGTCTATGTCGTGATCCAGCTGCTCGTCAGCGGCCTGCTGCGTCCACTGGAGGCCTTCATGCACATCCGGGCCTGTGTGCCCATAGCCGATCGTCAGGACGTTCAGCGTGTCTCTATAGGCCAGCAGGCGGCATCCTTCCTCGCGCTCGAGGTCGGTTGTCAGGAGATCTCGGTTCATGGCTGTGGCGGCTTCTTAGGAGGTTGGATGAGAGCAAACGCGCCCATGATCACAGGCATCAGGAACGCATCAGGCGCTCCTGCTGCACGGCAAACGACGCAGAACAGGATCACGACGAAGGGCAGGGTGTAGATGTAGTCATCCTGGGTCATATCATGCCGCCGTGTTAGCTATCAGGATCCCTTCCAACTGGATGGATCCTTGAGTAGCGGTGGTGACGTTCAACTGCCACTGCACATCTGTTTTTGCGGCGTAGGCTCGGGGGGAAACACGGGTGCTGTCATATCCCGCGCCTTGGAACGGCGCTTGCAGGAATATCTGCGTGATGCCGGTGCTGCTCTGCGTATACACTCGGTACAGAGTGATATCTGTTGCTGACGGAGGCGGGCAAAATGCCTGGACCCGATACAGATAGAACGTGTACCCAGCCGGCACCGTGTAGATGCTCATGCTGGACTTACCCTTGGAGATCGTGGATCCGTTGAATGATCCGGTGTTGATCTGGGCGTAAGTGACGCTCTTGCCCGCGTTTGTCAGATAGATGGTGCCCACCGGATTCGTGGTTCCGGTCACCTGGATGCTGTTGATCCGCAGATAACTGTTGACCGTGGTCACGCCCGTCGTGCCGTTGGTCAGGACCAGCGTCTCGGACAGATTGTTGTAGTTGGCATCCAGCCCGCTGATCAGGATCGACACAGCCGTGTCGGACGCAGACGAACTATAAAGCAGCATCTGGATCGCGGAGGGCGGGAACACGTAATATCCCGCCACTTCCCACATGGGATAATAGTTCCCGGCAGTGATGGATCCCTGATAGCCCTGTATCGAGACCGTGGAAGCACCAGGCACCAGACCTCGAGATACCTGTGTGTGCCAATCTGCCGCAAGCATTGACTCGGTGCTGGCCACCCCGGCTTGGGTGGATAAAATACCACCCGCTGCCGAGTAACTTGACCTTACATAAAGCAGGCTCTGAGCAGTTGAACCATTTACGACCCTGATGCGCGAGAATTGAGCGACTACAGGGCTTGAGATGGTCGCTGGCGCGCTGCCGGTGATCGGCAGACTTGCGCCCACATTCCAGGTCACGCCATCGCTGCTGAAGTCAATGTAGGCGGTGCCGATCTGGTCGGCAAAAACAGTCGCCACAAAAAATGCCCACGGGGACACAGCACCCAATGTGCCAACCCCATAGGCATCTCTCGCCGCGCCAGTAAACGTCGCACTAGCTGACAACGGAGTGGTCGTCTCAAGTTGATAGACGGCGTTCGTCGTCATGGTGCGCCTTAGACGTTCGTGAACGCCGTGCTGAGGTTGAGCTTGGTTTGAATGGTCGAACCATTGGTCACGACCACTTGGAAAAACTGGAAGCAGACCGGGGTGTAGATGTACAGGGGCGTGTTTGCCACCAGCGAGCCCGACGACACGTTGTACCACGGCCCGGTGGCGGTCTGAGACCCTTGGATCATGACGGTCCCGGTCTGGTCGGCATAGGTCACGGCGGCGAAATAAGCCCACTGGCTCTGCGCCGCGTACAGGTTACCCGACTGACCCGCGCCGTATGAATCGCGCACGGTGCTCGTGAAGGTGCCGTTAGCCGCCAGCGGCGTCACGGTTTCCAACCAGTAGTTGGAACTCATTCCCTGTGACATTAGACTTCCCTTCTCAGAGCCAGATAGATGCACGGCGCGAACACGAGAGCATCGTAGAGCGCACTGGTGATGATGGATTGAATGCTGTTCCGATCGAGCGCGACCATCGCCAGGGCAAATGCCCCAATGCCGGCCACCAGCAGGATCACCCGCGTTCCCAGGATCTTCATGAGGATTGACAGGACCGCTACAGTCTCAGCGGTCGGAAACTGCACAACGCGGACCTCACGGGCCGGCGGGAGCGGTTTAGGGGGAGGAGACGCCAGAGGCTCATCCCTGGGGGGCTGGATTGCCTCTGGCGGGTCATCAGGCGCCACAAATCGAAGAGGGGGGCGCTCTTCACTTTCCTGGATCGCTCTGATGGCCATAGATGTCTCCTATGGTTCAGGAATACACCATAAATTCTCTGATTTCTACCGGCGGGGCCTGAGGCGCGGATTGCGAAGCAGGCGGGCCATCTCGTTGGGGTCCACCAGGGCACGCGCCAGGAGCTCTGCGGCCTCCGGATCCCCGAGGATCTCGGCATCGCGTTCGGCTAGAAGATTGAGCGCGTGAGCCCCTGCAGTTTCCACCGGCTTCTTCAGCACGTCTGAAAGCTTCTGGATCCGCTTTTCGTACTCGCCCTTGCGACCGGCTGCGGTCAGGCTCTTGATGGCCTCTGCGGACGGAGTGGTGACAGACCCACCCAGGCTGTTCAGGCTCTCGCGTTCCATCATCCGCTCGGCAATCTCGCGGTAGAAGTCATCCACCGAAGCTTCATCGCCAAACGCAATCTTGATCTTCCGGCGCATGGCCGGGGTGTTCAGCTTTTTGAGGGCTGCGGTCGGGTTTTCCTCAGGCGCGTGATCGACCTCGTAGAAGATCGCCTCAGCAAGGCCCTTCTTGTAATAATCTCTCGCTTCCGGAGCCATCTGGGACAGCTCCTTCTCGATGTGCTCCGCGGTATTGGTCTCGCTCTTCTTGATCGCGCCCCGGCCCAGTTCAAGGGCATCGAGCTCGTCGCTGGCGTCACCGTATCTCGTCAGGAACTCACCATACTTGACGTGCCCGCCCTTGGCAGGATCTGACGCGTTCTCGCGCAGCGCTCGGGCAAGATCTTTCAAGACCTTTCCATCACTGCCTCTCCCGGCCTTGTAGGCCTCAT